AAACTCACCATCACCTTGTAATCCTTGTTGACCAATGTCAAAATCTCCAGATTCAATACTTGCAGTGATAGCAGTTATTGCACCTTCCTTAATTTGATTTAAACCTGTTTCATGTTCAAAGTATGTGGATACACCATCTGTGCAACCAATAACATGATTAGTATCTGTTGCAGCTGTTGTACCATCTGCATCATATTCTGTAGCATGAGGTTTACCAAATACCGCAGAATCTTGCCATGCGGTTCTAGCAAGAGTGCCTGTAGTCCATACGGGTCTTTGTGGTGTTGAATCTAGATAATTATAAGCAACCATTCTATTAACGGTGCCTGATCCAGAGCTAGGATAGAACCACATAATTTCACCAAACAAATTGTTTAGTCCAACATTAACGTGTTGTTTTGGAATTGTATTAATGTCATCGTAAACATGGTCTTCAACTAAACATGGTAGTGATTCTAATTTACCCGTGTATCTAAAGAAACCATTATCAGACATCCAATAAGCTGTACCATCAACTTCTACTGCTGCATTCTTACCAATCAATCCACAGTTAGTACCAACTTGTTGAAATGAAAAAGTAAATGGTGGACCGACAAATCTCATAATAAATAAAGCTGTGTCTGTCCAAACATAGATAGCATCTCTACCACGTATTGCTCCAACAATTTTAGATCCATCTGCAAGTCTTTGTGTACCCGCTGTATTAGTGGCTGATGGTGTGTATGTATTAATATCTTCTTGTGAAGAGAATCTTATAAACATTGGGTCTTGAGTTGTTTTATCTCCAATAGTTGTTTCTGTTCCAAAAAATATTAAGTGTCTATCGGGTGTTGATACCGTACTAAATTGTGATGCTGTTGGTGCACCTGAAATAATTGTTGCTCTAGTATTATTAGCAGCTGTTGGATTTGAATCCCATTCAAAACTTTCACCTCCTGTTATAGTTGCAATAAGTTTGTTACCAAAATTATCTAATGACCATAAACCAGGTGCAGTTACAACGTCACCTGATACTGCTGTATTCCAACCTGCGTATCCTGCAGCATCAATTACTGTAGCACCTGATGAATGAGAAGCCGCTGTTGTACCTAATGCTCCTCTAGTTAAACCTGTTAAAGTATTATCACTTACACCTGTGTAAGTAATTATTTCTGAACCTATAACAACTCTTCCTGATGTTGGAAAAGATGATGCACTAGCCATTGTTAAAGTTGTAACCGATGTATTAATTGATGATGCAAGTGTTGATGTAAATGTTCCAGCTTCTGTACCACCCCACGAACCTAATCCCCAACCTGTTGATGCAACTTCTTGAGCTACCCCTACTGAAAAATAATGTTTAACTCTAATACCACCAGAGGTGCTAGCACCTGATCCTGATTCGTTTGATGCCATTGTAACAGTTAATGTAGTAGACGTAGGTATAGTTGTAACTTGAAATTTATTATCATTAAAATCTGCAGCTACAAAATTAGAATTTGTAATAGAAGTAAAATTATCTAATAATAAGATGTCACCTTTGTTTGCATTGTGAGCTGAAGCAAAAGTTAAAGTTACAGTTGCTGATCCATTAGTTGTAGAAAATGCACTCGTTAAAGTTGTTGTAGATTTAATTGGATGTATGTCGTAAAAAATACCACCAGAATATGCATACAATATTCTATTAGTACCAAGCACTGCATACTTAATACCTGATGTATTTACAAAATGGTGAATAGCAGTGTTTCGACCTGTAATATCAACTGAACCTAATTGAGCCCAACCGCCTATTTTTTCTGGTAAACCATATCTAAACCTAACATTGTCACCATTAACCCATTGGCCTTCACCTTCAGTAGCTGTGACTTGTTTATTAAATCCAGGTGCAAATTTTACTTTTTGTAGCATAGTTTAATCTTACCATATTTTATTTTAAACATTAACCTAATTCTGCAATAACTCTATCAATTTTAGTTTGATTTACTTCTAAACCCCACGATTGATTATAAGTAAAATCAAATCCAGAAGGAACGGTATCTAATAAAGTTAATCCATTTAGAGCATCTTCTTCTTCATTACTTAAAAATAAAAAAGCATCACAATTTGGTGTTTGAGCAATTATTGTTACATCGTCTCTTGCAATATCAAAAGCTGGTACACCAAAAAATGCTTCATAACTAGCTCCTGTAATTTTATATAAGTTCATCTTCTACTCCTATTAGTTTTATCTTTTCTTTTGGATCTGTATTACCAACTAGTATTTTTGTTTCTTTAGGTATTAAACCTATTTGTTTTAAAGCAGTCCAAGTGTAAGGATTGCTCATTGCATTACCTATTTTTGCTGCTGATGGTCTACCATTTGCAATTATTTCAGCTTGTATTTCTTTACCAACATTAACAGTAAATTCATTAGCTTGATTTGCTTCCCACATTTCTTCATCACTATAACCTGGTATTCTTGTAGGTTCTGCAATCACATAAAGTTCTTTTAATAACTTTTTTAAAATTTTAATTTCTTCTTTAAGTTTTTTAAAAGCATCATCACTAACTGCTTTTTGACTTTCAGTTTCCATAATATCGGCTTTAAGTAATAAAATATCTTCTTCTAAACCACCTTCTGATTCAAGGCGTTTTAGTTTAGCAATTTTAGATTGGTATTTTAAAGATGCTACTTCTTCAAGCATTACTGTTCCAAGTCTACCTTCTAAAAAACCTTGTAGAGTTTTAATCTTTTCCCAAGGTGTATGTCCAATTACTTGGTAACGATAATTAAATTCACTATTAAATTTTGATGCCATTATATTTTTTTAATTGTTTTTATCATATTGAATAACCTAATGCTGCTGTACTAACTCTATCTGTACCAGCAACGTCAACATCAGATGCTACTGTTCCAGAACTATTAACTAAATTACTATGAGAAGAATAGAAACCATCATTGCCATATGCAAATATTCCTTTATCACCACCAAAACGACAACCTCCTAGTCCAGTTCTTGCAACTGCAACTGAAGCACTATCAGTAGCTACAACTCCAACATTATTAACTTTGTTTGACATTGATAAATATGCACTACCATTTCTTCCATAACCAAATATTGCTTCTCCAGTAGAACCAAACCTAAATCCACATAAACCAAATCTACCACTACCAGCACCAGTAGCATCAGCAGCTACAGCACCTGCATTATTTACTAAATTTCTTGTATTTAATGAACCTCCACCAAACGCAAAAATAGCTACATCGTCACCAAAAGCAGTTGCTCCTACTTTTTGTCTTGCAGTTCCAGCACCAGAAGAATCTTCTGCGACTACTCCAAGATTATTAACTAAATTTTTATTGTTTGTTGCAGAGCCACCTGAATTTCCAAATGCAAAAATTGCTTTATCTCCTCCAAATGTAGCACCATCTCTAGTTCTATGAGCGGATGCAACAGCAGCAGTATCGCTTGCGACTACTCCAAGATTATTAACTAAATTAGTTATACCAGATTCTCCAGTATCATCACCAGAAGCATCACCAAAACCAAAAATACCTTTATCTCCACCATAACCAGCTCCAGAATTTTTAGATCTTGCTGTTCCGACACCAGTTACATCAGACGATATTACGCCACTAGAATTAACTAAATTACTTATATTTATTGGTCCACCATTTTGCTCACCAAAAGCAAAAATTCCTAGTTGTGTTGGTGAAAAACCAGCAGATGAAACACCAGAACCAAATCCTAAAACTTGATAGCCAAAAGACTTTCCTCTGTTGTAAGGCTTTTTTGAACTCTTACCGTATAAATCTAATTTGTAAAAATTATCTAAATATAAATCTTTCATAGATTAAGCATCGTTAGCTGCATCAGTTGTAAAGAATATTTTAATACCGTGTAATCTGCAATCTCCAGCCATATCATCATTACTGTCAGAAACATCTCTACCTACTCTAAAATATGTAAGATCATTATCTGCTGGAGTTCCAGCAATTGTAACTGCTCCACTTTCTGCTGATACTAATAATTCTTCAACAGCTCCTTGTGCATCATCATCAACAACTACGGCTGTTCCATAAGCAACATCAATAGTCTCATTATCATTCATTGCTACACCTTGTAATTGCATAGAAACTCCTGTTGTTGCAGCTAAACCTGACCAAAAAAATTGAAAAGTAACTGTGCCTAAATTATATGATTTAGGAAAAGCTACAGAAAATTGAGCAAATTCATCAGAGTCTTTATCAAAATCTAAAACTTCCATATCAGGTCTACCCGAAGTTGTTTCAACTGTTGCTCTTTCCGCACCATTAGTAGCTGTGGGAGTCATTGCATTTGAAGGAACCCAAATAGTTTCTTTACCTGCTTGTTT